TAAAAACTTATTAACAAAGTATTGTTGTCCTTTGCCTGTTACTTTTGGCGTCTTACTAATTGATGTGTGACCGTCCGAATGTGTGATTGATGTTTCTTTAATTTCGAATAACTCACGTTCCATTGAATACTGTGTAGGCATGTTATAATCCACACCCTTGCGTTTAATAAGGAATCCGTTTTGACGTAACCACTCAAACAATCTGCGTTGCCCGATGTTTATACCGTTTTGTTTAATGATCTTTGCTAACTCTCCAACTAAAATTGATGTCTTAGTAGTAGCTACTGCATCTGCAAATACAATTTTTGGTTTATCACGTTCAATCTTTGTTTCTAATTGATTGATTGTGTTGTTAGCAATTTTTAAAGCACGTTGCATAATCATTTCTGGACTGTTCCATGCTTTTTCAACTTGGATGAAATATTGTCTTGCACGTTTACCGGGTTCACTACGTTGAATCATTGCGATTTCTTTTGCAGTGTCTAGTGTTAGTGCGTGGTCTAAATAATTAATAGCGTTACCTTGAGCTGTTACTCTTTTTTGAGTAAGAGCTGTATAATCAATTTTTTCTTCAAAGCCATAATTAATCATTCTTTCAAACCAATCGTTATATCTTGTCTTAACTTCTAATGCTTGATGAAGTTCTCGACCGCTGATTGCGATTTCTCCATTTTCTTTTTCTTGTATGTTGAACATTTCGCCGATGTTCGATTTTGTTTGTAATGCTTGCATAATGTTTATGCTCCTTTCGTGTATAATGTTGTTTAAGAGGCGCATTGCTCGGGTTATAGTACTTTAAATTCAACACCGTCTATTTGAACGAACAGATTATCTAAATCAGGGATTTGTTTTTTATATAAACCAAATCTTGATTTAATATCTTTTAATAAATAGAGATTCAAATCTCCAATTGATAATAGTTGTCTATTACCTGCTTCGTCATAGTAGTAATAAATGACTTTTTTGTTTTGATCTTCCATTTGCTGCGCCCTCCTGTTAAGCAGTTACGTTAGCTTCATAACCGAATTCAGTCATGATTTCATGTATTTTCAATCTACCTTTTTGTGTCCATCTAGTTTGTAAAACTGTGTCTTCTCTACCGTCAGAGCGTACAATTGGTATAGTGTCTGATTCTGTGTAACTCTTGCCCATGTGTTCTGAGTAAAGCACCCACTGTTTATTCACTTTTCGTTGTAATCTAGCTTCGTGTAGTAGTTTGTTTAACTTTTGTGCTGATATACCGTAGTCTGCCGCGATTTGAGTTGTAGCTAATGTTCCAGTTGACTTTAAGATTTCATCTACATAGTCTGCTTTGGGTTTTAGCTCTCCAATTTCTTGTTGTAAAAGTAAGTTTTGCTCTTTTTCTTTCTTATACTCAGTCAACACTGTAATGATGTAGTCTGGATCTTTTAATGTTTGTTCAATTACATTGTCTGTTGCGTATATACCGTGTTTGCGAATAGCTGGTAGGACATCTGATGTTACCCATCGTTTGAATTTCCGAGCGGTTTCTCTGATTTTTTCGTTTTTGCTTTGTTTAGAAGCATCGAAGATTAGACTGTATAATCCTGATTCGTTGATAATGATCATATTTCTGTTTTGACCTGATGCACTAAATTGGTGCGTCAGCTTGTCCTCGCTATCAACATGATTTCTAATGGCATTGTCTGATCTTGCATATCCTAAAATCTCAGCAATATCTTTTCCTACAAAATAAGGTTCGTTTTCAATTTCTACTGTTCTTACTGGTAGCTCTTTAAAATTAAATGTTTGTAATGCTTGCATTTGAGTATCCTCCTTTTTCCTCAACACCCACATTCAGCAGACGGTTATCGCAATGACTATCGAATGTATTTAAACGCGGCTCATATCATCGCCAGCTCTCGCTCACATCTGCTCAATGTGGATGTTGATAAGCGTGGTTATATTAAGAAGTGAATGTTACTGATTCACTTTCCGCCACTCTGTTAAATCAGTAACTTTGTTATCGCTTTCAACACCGTTAAGCTTGTCTAACGCTTTCACTACTTTTTGGAACTCTTTGATAGCACTTCGTAGCTTTTTAGTAATTTCATCTTCTACCATTTCCAAACCAGCAAATGCGTCTTCGTTATTCATGCTTAGATGTTTGTTGAAAAGATCTCGAGTGTATCTTATTTCTTTAAGTGATTTATCATAAGCTTCAATTTGTCCTGAAAGGTTATGATATTTTAGTTGTAGTTTTACTAATTTTAATGATTGGTCTTGCATTTGTTTTCCTCCTATTAAGATGTTTGTTTTTGTTCTGTTGACATTTCGGAAACTCTATAAGTAAAAAAAATACCGCACTTATCTTGTGGCAATTCTAAAACTTCAATTACTTTTGCTAAATCGTCAACATTAATTCTAATGTGTCCGTTTTCTTTTTTTGAATAAGTTCCTGGTGTCATTCCTAATTTTTTTGCCATATCAGAAATCGAAATGCCTTTAGCAATGCGTTCAGCTTTCATTCTTTTGACGTTGAACTCATACATTTGCTCACCTCCGTTTTTTGAAGTTAACTCAATATTAAACTCAAGTTTCCTAATTGTCAACAAAAATCTCGAAAAATATTTTTTACTCTTTTAAAATGCTAGTTGTTTCCTATATGGAAAAGTGTTATTATACTATTATAAATAAAACGGAGGTAAATTTGAAATGAGAACTTCAGCAGAAATAGGTAAATTAATCAAACAACTACGAAAAGAGAATAATGTGAATTTAACTGATTTTGCAACTAAGATAGGTGTCAATAAATCTACCTTATCCCGATATGAAAACGGTAGCAGAAAAATACCTATGGAGGATATAGCTGAAATTGCCAATGCATTGAAAGTTACCCCAGAATATTTACTATTAAAAAATAGACAAACAGAAAACGAAGTACAACATCGAGCAGCTCACCTTGAAGGAGAATTGACAGATGATGAATGGCAAAGAGTTTTAGATTATGCAGATTATATAAGAAGTAAACGTAAGTAAAGGATGTATCAGATGGGATTATATGAAGAAACTTTAATACAACATGATTATATTGAAGTAAGAGAGGCTGATGTACTTCCAGATAATTTAGACGGGGTATGGTTAGGAGATCTAATTTTAATAAAGCGTGGTTTATCAGATACAGAAAAGGCAGGAATTCTCTTCGAAGAATTAGCACATAATAAACTTACATACGGTGATATAGCTGATTACTCGAAATTCAACAATCGCAAGTTCGAAAATTATGCACGTAGACATGGTTTTACTTCAGCTGTACCGATACGTGAAATTGTAGAAGCTTACAATTATGGCGTACGTAACTTGTATGAGTTGTCTGAGTATCTACAATTAAGCGAAGAATACATATTGGAGGCAATAGAACAATATAAGAAGATATACGGTATTGGAACTCACTATGGCGAGTATTCGATTACATTTGAGCCGTTGAGAGTTTTTAAATATAAAGAAATATGAGAAAAGGAGTCGTATAAAAGATGAATCAAGTTCCTAATGATAAGTTAACAGTTAAAGAGTCTTGGACTGCCGGAGAAATATCATATTCAAAAGAAACAGTAGATAAAATTGAAAATAGTATAAAAATTAGATTTCTTAGTTAAATCGCTTGAACTACACTCTCTTTGATGGTATATTACATATATACAAAACAAGCCGCTGAAATATTTGCGGCAAGCTTCAAATTAGACAAGTCGCTGAAATATTTGCGACATGAGAGGGTGCATCTGCGCTCTCTCTTTTTTTATACAATTTTCACGGGTAGCCCGCCTACCCTTATTATTTTTTGCCAATTTTGAGGAGGGAGCACATGAAAGTAGCAATTTATACTAGAGTGAGTACACTTGAACAAAAAGAAAAAGGACACTCTATCGAAGAACAAGAAAGAAAATTAAGAGCTTACAGCGACATAAACGACTGGAAAATTCATAAAGTATATACTGACGCTGGATACTCCGGAGCTAAAAAAGACAGACCCGCTTTACAAGAAATGTTGAATGAAATAGATAATTTTGATTTGGTTTTAGTCTATAAACTAGATCGATTAACTCGAAGTGTTAAAGACTTACTAGAGATACTAGAATTGTTTGAGAATAAAAACGTGTTGTTTAGGAGCGCAACAGAAGTATATGACACAACTTCTGCTATGGGACGTTTGTTCGTAACATTAGTAGGTGCTATGGCAGAGTGGGAGCGTACTACAATTCAAGAGCGTACTGCAATGGGTCGACGCGCATCAGCTAGAAAAGGGTTAGCTAAAACTGTCCCTCCTTTCTATTACGACAGAGTAAACGATAAATTTGTGCCTAATGAATATAAAAAAGTATTACGATTTGCAGTAGAAGAAGCGAAAAAAGGTACTAGTTTAAGAGAAATAACTATAAAATTGAACAACTCTAAATACAAAGCACCCTTAGGTAAAAACTGGCACAGATCAGTTATAGGCAATGCTCTAACGAGTCCGGTAGCTAGAGGTCATCTTGTTTTCGGTGACATATTCGTCGAAAACACCCACGAAGCTATTATAAGTGAAGAAGAATACGAAGAAATAAAATTAAGGATAAGTGAAAAAACTAACTCTACAATCGTAAAACATAACGCTATTTTCAGAAGTAAACTATTATGTCCAAACTGTAACCAGAAATTGACTTTAAACACAGTCAAGCATACGCCTAAAAATAAAGAAGTTTGGTATTCTAAACTATACTTTTGTTCTAACTGCAAAAATACTAAAAATAAAAATGCATGTAACATCGACGAAGGCGAGGTTTTAAAACAATTTTACAATTATCTAAAACAATTTGATTTAACATCATATAAAATCGAAAACCAACCTAAAGAAATAGAAGATGTCGGCATCGATATTGAAAAGTTGCGAAAAGAACGCGCTAGATGTCAAACACTTTTTATAGAAGGTATGATGGATAAGGATGAAGCTTTTCCAATAATAAGTCGTATTGACAAAGAAATACATGAGTATGAAAAGCGCAAGGATAATGATAAGGGTAAGACTTTTAACTATGAGAAGATTAAAAATTTCAAGTATTCATTGCTAAACGGCTGGGAATTAATGGAAGATGAGTTAAAAACTGAATTCATAAAGATGGCAATCAAAAACATTCATTTTGAATATGTAAAAGGAATTAAAGGGAAGCGCCAGAACTCATTGAAGATTACGGGTATAGAGTTTTATTAA